TAAGTGAAGATGGAAAAATCTGTGTAGTGTTATATGAACCTACCACTGCAGTCGAAAAGTACCTACCCTCTACAAATCAGGTAAGCACGACAGCAGCAATCGCAGTGGTTGCAACTGCTGCTGCAGCAGCAACTCCACTGTTACTGAGAGTTGTTAAACCTATAGTCAAACAACTAATTAAAAGAATTCAAAAGTTCTTTGGTAAAGAACCTCCTCAACCTTCAAGGATTGAAATCAAGGCAAACCAGATTCGGGCCAAGAGAGGGTTACCTCCTTTAAAAGTGAAGCGTCAGAAGAAACCTCGTTAGGTGTAATTTCATGAACGTGAGGTAGAACTTTATTGACACCTTGGACTACCACGTCTGCACAAATAGAATAATAAGGTGATTTTGGGTGGAAGGATATACCATCTTTCATCAACGATCCGCAATTTTTTAATCTCGCGATCTCAAAGTCAAGGCGTTTATTGGCAGTCAACTGTTGTTGTAATGCTATGTTTGTTTGTGCTGCTTCCTTACATAACTTCTGTAAGTCTTTATCCATAGGATTAGACCATGTAGCAGATATACCTACGCTCAAGTTATAGTTATCTTTTTGTCCTGTTCTTGTTGGAACGAAATATAAAATTTCTCCTGGATTATCTGGTACACCATCATCATTAGCATCGAGCATGTTGTACACTGGCGAATCCCAATAGTCTTCATAGGGTTTTTGTGCTGATGCACTACCAGTGATATACGGTGTCACATTCATAGTGGGACCTTGGCATTGAACGCCATTCCCATAAGTGTTAGTTATATACGGTCCTTGTAAAACCTGGATTGCTTGGTTGGTCACTGAGCCCGAACTATTTGCCACGGGAGCAGCAGTTGCACTTACACCACCTACAGTTTCTGCATTTACAGGTGATGCTACAAGAGCAGCAATTACTGGGAGAAGATACTTGTAGTATCTGTTACGCTTGTTACCTCGGTTACCCTTTGGATTACCGTATGGTTGCTGAGACCTGGGGATTGATACGTCTCCGTAAACTGGAAACTCGCTCCTGGTGTTGTCTGTGTGAACGTTGGTTTCGTTCCGATTCCTGTCCATGTCGAAGTCACTCCTTCAATAGTCACGTTTGAGGTCTCCATAGTAGGAGATAGATTACCACTTGCTGTTATGCCTGATCCCGTTACCGAAAATTGATACCCAGTATTGTAGTCCATCGAATTGATGGTCTCCGTCACTTTTGAGGTCGTTTCCGTGTGGGACGTCATCGAGCCTTGTTGGAAATTTGGCACCACGGGCACCGCGTTCACAGGTGCAACACTAGCAATAGCAAGAATTGCACCTAGGGCGTATGTCTTTTTTATATATGAAAGGTTTCCCATGATCAATTTCAACTATTAGTCAAAGACTGAGATCTCGCTAACAAACTGACCAGTAGTTGTAGTACCTGCTGTATTAGTTCCTGTAAGAGTAACAGCATGTGCGTTAGTAACAGTACCAACAGAAGCAGATCCTGCAGTACCACCAGAGTAGTGGACTTGGTTACCGAACAGTGCTTCATCAGTATTAGATCCTGCAGCATCACCTTGAGTGAATGACTGACTGAATGAGAAGGATCCTGTTCCTGTCTGGGTTCCTGTAATTGATCCGATGCTTGCTACACCTGTACTTGAATCATAGGAGTTAATACCAATACCGTTCGATACTGCTGAACTACCAGAGGCAGCAGGAGTATGTGACGTTGTTACGTTCGTACCAGAGATGGAGTACGAGTTACCCATTCTAGTATAAGAGTTATATCCTGCTTCTACAGAATGCTGTAGACTGGACTGATGTTTTGTGACGATTCCACCTGCATGTGCAGCACTACCTGCCATGACCAACATAATGAGAGGTAAAAACTTTTTCATTTTTTCTCACATGAGTTCTAATCTATATAGGTTTGGTATTCCTTACAAAAGAGTTCGGTCTGTACCATTCTCTGACACCAAGGAATATGGTTAAATAATAGTGTGATGCTTCGGGTCACACATTCACACTCGCTTAATAAGGAGCACTATGACAAACTTACAAAAATGGTCCTCAAAGGACGTTAACGCTATTTTTGATGCAGCAAATCGCTACAGTGTAGGACTGGATGATTTGTTCTACAGACTGCATTCATACGGAGTAGGATCTCCAGGTGGAGCATACCCTCCATACAACATCGTCAAAGAAACAAATGTCAAATGGCGAATCGAACTTGCACTAGCAGGTTGGAAAAAAGAAGATATCGAAGTTACTACAGAATCTAACATTCTGATTGTTAAATCAAAAGTTCAAGAAGATACACCCGATGAAGAACAATACCTACACAAAGGTGTGGCAGGTAGATCTTTCACACGAGGGTTCAACTTATCCGACGATGTAGAGATCGGTGATGTTGAGTTCAATAATGGACTGTTAACAATCGAGTTGAAGAAAGTTATTCCAGAACACCAGAAACTTAAAGTGTATGATATTCAATAATCATCATTAAGTCTCTCTTGATGTTCAGCATTGTTTAAACAATAAGCATGGACATCCATCTCCATCTTATAATGTGCGTGTGTATGAATCACTTGGATTACACCCAAGAAACCAACAATGCACAGGTTGAGTAGGGTGACGGGATGATAAAGATACTTCATATATAATATGAACTAAACAGAGACCCTTCGCAGGTCTCTTTTTTATGAATATTTATTTGAATCTAAAACCAAATAATTACGATGGAGAATCTGATCTCCTAACATTAGACTTGCCAAAGGATCATTTAGATGATATAATGCGTTATGTGCGACCGATTGCTGATAACACTAAGCAATCAGAGCACAAGATCCTAAAGGATCTTATTCAAGAGTGTGTGTTTACTATTTCACAAAGGAACTATGAGCGTAAGAATCGTAAGAACAAAAAACGGTGAGGATGTTATTTCCGACCTGTTCGAGGTAACTACTAAAGAAGATCCTGAGAAAGCAGTAGCATTTCAACTACGTTATCCTTATAATGTTTGGTTGGAGAACCGTGAGGAACCTGAGTTGCTTACGGAAGTTGAGGGGCAAGAACGTCTCAACAAAAACTCAAATCCCAATATTCGTTTTGAACCTTGGGCACCTCTATCAAAGGATAGGAGTATCATGCTGAAACTTGATGAAGTTGTCAGTGCATACGAAACTTACCCTGAGGTAGAAGAAAAGTACAACAAAATCGTGGAGGCAGAAAGTGGAAGAGGAAATGCTGCAACAGGAGCTTCGTTTGATCCTCCTCAAGGATCGACCCCAGTATCTGTTGGGTCAGATAACTGAACTAGACGAAGAACCTAGCATCTTAATCGAAAAATGCTATGAAGTGCTTGGGGATGAGGAGATTATTGCCTTCCCTAAGTACACAGAACAACGTGACTTGTTCTTGACAAGTGACCAGATCTTTACTATACTGGAACCGAGTCCCAAACTAGTAGAGATCTACAAGAATCAATGAGTTCATTCTATACGAACATCCAACTAGCAGGAGACACGATCCTTTATCGAGGATATGAAGACGGTGAACCCGTTCAGTTTCGTACACAGTTCTCTCCTACTCTGTATGTTCTATCTAAGAATGCGACTGAAGAATACAAAACCCTTGATGGTCGTCCAGTAGCACCGATGCAGTTTCAGACTGCACGAGAGGCACGAGACTTTATCAAGACCTATGATGGGGTTGAAGGATTCGAGGTCCATGGTTATGAACGGTTTGTCTATCAATACATTCGTCGGGAGTTTCCTAACGATGTAGAATATGACATCAACCAAATCAAAATGTATGCGTTGGACATCGAGGTCCAGTGTGATAACGGTTTCCCTTCAGTAGAGGAGGCAGCAGAAGAAATGCTGTCGATCACCATCAAAGACATGGTGACTAAGAAATACTACTGTTGGGCAATGCGTGAGTTTGATCCCCCTGAGGGAGTTGAAGCAAAGATTTTCTGGACAGAAAATGAGTTGTTTACAGACTTCCTTACTTGGTGGGCACAGAATACTCCAGACATCCTGACAGGATGGAATGTCAACCTATATGACGTTCCGTACATTGCTCGTCGTGTAAATAGAATACTAGGTGAGAAGTGGATGAAGTCTTTGTCCCCTTGGAACCGTGCAAACGAACGAGAAGTCTATGTCCAAGGACGAAAGAATTATGCTTATGACCTTAGTGGGATCAATATCCTTGACTATCTTGACCTTTACCGTAAGTTTACTTATAGTAACCAGGAGTCATATCGACTCGATCATATCGCTTTCGTCGAGTTAGGTCAAAGGAAGGTTGACCATAGTGAGTATGAGAACTTCAAAGATTTTTATACTCGTGACTGGCAGAAGTTCATGGAGTACAACATTCAAGACGTTGAGTTGATCGACAAACTTGAAGATAAGATGAAGTTGCTTGAACTTGCCATCACAATGTCTTATGATGCCAAGGCAAACTTTGAAGATGTATACTCACAGGTTCGCATGTGGGATACAATCATCTACAACTATCTTACTGATAGGAAGGTTGTAGTGCCCCCTAAGAAGGGCGCAAGTAAAAACGAAAAGTATGCAGGTGCTTATGTCAAGGAACCGATTCCTGGATGCTATGACTGGGTGGTCAGTTTTGATCTTAATAGTCTGTATCCTCACCTTATTATGCAGTACAATATTTCCCCAGAGACCCTCGTCGAAACTCGACATCCAAAAGTTACAGTTGATCGAATCCTTCAAGAGGAACTAACTTTCAACGATGACTACTGTGTATGTGCTAACGGTGCTCAGTATCGTAAGGACATCCATGGGTTTCTCCCAGAAATCATGCAGAAGATCTATGATGAACGTACCATTTACAAGAAGCGGATGCTACAAGCAAAGCAATCCCTTGAACATGCCACCACACCTGCAGAAACCGTGGCACTACAAAAAGATATATCAAAGTTCAACAACATCCAAATGGCAAGGAAGATTCAACTCAACTCTGCCTATGGTGCCATCGGAAACCAATACTTCCGATATTACAATCTGGCAAATGCTGAGGCGATTACTCTCTCAGGGCAAGTCTCGATTCGTTGGATTGAAAACAAAATGAATCAGTACCTCAACAAGGTACTAAAAACTACGGACAAAGATTATGTTATTGCTTCTGATACTGATTCTATCTACCTTAATCTTGGTCCTCTGGTTCAAGGTGTATTCAAGGGCAGAGAGACGTCTACTAAAAGGGTTGTCTCGTTCCTTGATAAGGTGTGTAAGATGGAACTTGAAAAGTATATTGAGAGTTCTTATGAAACGCTCGCCAACTATGTCAACGCTTATGAACAAAAGATGATCATGAAGCGTGAGAACATTGCTGAAAAGGGTCTATGGACTGCTAAGAAGCGATACATTCTCAACGTGTGGGATAGCGAAGGTGTTCGCTATGAGAAACCCAAACTCAAGATCATGGGACTGGAGGCAGTCAAGTCTTCCACTCCTATGGCATGTCGTGAAGCGATTCGCAAATGCTTTACTGTTATCATGAACGAGACAGAAGAGGCAGCACAGAAGTTTATTGCAAACTTCAAGTCAGAGTTCTCATCGTTGCCTATCGAAGACATCTCATTCCCTCGCGGATGTAATGGGATAAATAAGTGGGCGAACCCGACTACTATCTACAGCAAAGGCACACCCATTCATGTTCGTGGTGCCCTGTTGTACAACTTCTACAACAAGAAGAACAAACTGACCCATAAGTATCCTCTGATTCAAGACGGTGAGAAGGTCAAGTTTGTGTACATGAAGACCCCAAACAAGATCAACGAGAATGTCTTGAGTTACCTTCAAACATTTCCGAAGGAGTTTGGATTGAACAATCATGTAGACTATGATCTACAGTTCTCTAAGTCTTTCCTTGAACCTGTCAAGGTTATCCTAGACACTATCGGGTGGAAACATGAAAAAGTCGCATCACTGGAGTTTTTATTTGCATGACAACTAAATATGTGGTATCATATCAAAAAGCATTTGGTATCCCTGACAAGAGAGAGCAATCTTTCAAGGAAGAATCAGAAGCAAAATGGTTTGAACGTGCCATGAAACGTTCTAACTTTATTACAACTATGACGGAGGTCAAAGAGTGAACTCATTTCTTAAGGATGTTGCAAGTGAAATTGATAATGAATATGCCAGTCTCGTCTCTGATGGTGTTTCGGCAGGAGATACTTGCGGTTACATTGACACTGGTTCTTATATCTTTAATGCTCTCTGCTCTGGAAGCATCTATGGGGGTGTACCAGGGAATAAGATCACTGCTATCGCGGGTGAGTCAAGCACTGGTAAAACTTTCTTTTGCCTTGGCATTGTTCAACATTTTCTTGAGTCTAATCCAGACGCAGGAGTGATCTACTTTGAGTCTGAGTCTGCTATTTCTAAGCAGATGATTGAGGACAGGGGTATCGATTCTACTCGCATGATGATCGTACCTGTAACTACAGTACAAGAGTTTAGGTATCAATCAATCAAGATCATTGACAAGTATCTAGGACTCAAAGAGAA